GATCAGTCACAGGACGCGCAACCACGCGTTCTTCGGTTATTCCTACGCCTATTTCCGACACTGTTGCTCTGGTAACAGGTGTTCCAAATACATGGAGTGGTCCCGCTTTTCGCCAACCTTTTATTAATGATAAAGGTCATACGGATAGTGGGACATGGATTCCGTGGTATGAGACACTAAAGCATGCTGCTCGACCGTCCCCCGGATTGCCCCAATCGTCACTCAATTTCGCGATGGAAGATTATCTTGTTGATCTACGTGAGGTCTTTGATGCTAATCCAGCTTATTGGACAAGTCAGTTGGCACCTCTCACTGATCAAGAGACTATTTCAGGACGAGATGGTGAGCGCTTCATAGATGCAATGGTTACCAGTACGTCTATCGGCTATCCGATCGGTGGTCCCAAATCCAAGTATTTAGAAGAATTGGAGCCTACAGAGGAACATGCCAGCCCAAAGCAATTTACGGAGGAGATACAGGCATATATCTATAAGGTGCTGACTCAAGCAGACGCTAATGAATCATTGAATTTGATATTCGGTGCTAGTCTTAAGGATGAACCACGGAAAGTCAACGAGACTAAAGTTAGGGTCTTTGAAGCTGCACCACTTGTGCTTCAATATCTTATTAGGAAATACTTCCTTCCTATAGCGAGATTCCTCTCTATGAACCCGCTGATCGCTGAAACAGCCGTGGGCATAAATGCCCATGGTCCGGAATGGCATGAACTTACTGAGTTTATCTCTAAGCATGGGAGCGATCGAATCGTTGCTGGGGACTACAAGAAGTATGACGTACGTATGCCAGCCCAGTTGACACTATCTGCTTTTGCGATAATGATGAAGATTGCTAGCTGGTCTGGTAAGTACTCGCGCGCCGATCTCCAGCGTATGAATGTTATTGTTCACGAAGTTTGTACTCCACTAGTAGCTTACAATGGTACCTTGATGCGTTTTCATGGTACGAACCCATCTGGTCAGAATATGACCGTGTACATAAACAGTATTGTCAATTCGCTCTTATTTAGGTATTGCTTTTTTAAAGTATACCCGTTAGAGAGTTTGGGTGATTTGGGTACAAAGGTCGGGTTAGATAGACCAGCTCGTTTCAGGGATGTGATGTCACTTATCACGTATGGGGATGATGCGGCTTGTGGAGCTGATATAAATTGTGATAAATTCAATCATGTAGTTATGGCTGACATACTCAAAGAGATTGATATTGTATTTACAATGCCTGATAAAACTTCGGATCCCAGACCTTACATGTCACTTAGTGAGCTTGATTTCCTCAAGCGACGGTTTAGGTGGGAACCAGCCCTTAATAGATATGTTGGACCTTTAGCAGAAGACTCCATTATGAAGTCGTTACATGCAGTAGTCGAATCTAGCGCTCTTACTCCTAGAGAAGTGGCATGCCAAAATATAGATGGTGCTTTACGAGAGTGGTTTTTCCACGGTCGTGAGGTGTTTGATACACGACTAGAGCAAATGAAGCGGATTGCTAAGATAGAAAATCTTCCATGTAGAACTCTAAACCTGGACTTCGACACTCGTGTTGTCCAGTGGAAAGATAAATATAGAATAGGAGACGTGAAATATGAACCGCATTCATTGAGTGATGGGGAATCCGATGATGCTGGATACTCGATAGATTATGATTACTGGAGCGACTCTACAGTGAGTGAAGTTACTGAGCCTTCACAAGTGTCTCAGGAGCAAGATATATTTGATTATGTTAAGTCAATTTTAGGACGCCCCGCGTACGAGGAGTACGAGATTATATCTACGCAGTGTGGCAAGGGCGACTTAGCATATATTACCGAAGATGCTATTTTAGTTGTTGAATGTAAGCGTGTAATAGGACGCGTTGGGATGATGACTAAGGTCGTTCAGCAAGCTGTGCGCTATACTAACATTTGGA